AAAGTTTATCATATTCTTTCTCAATCTCCGGGTTTCTGTCTAATCCATTTAATAAGCATATTGTATATTCAGGTCTATATTTTCTTCCTGTTGTATTAAAAGCATATACTTCATTATCTGGTAAGTGTTCAAATGTAAATCCTTCATGATATAAAAATGTATCATCACCATATGGATATTGAACATCATATGTTTCAGGATATTTATTATAGTGATTCCATATATGTGTAGCATCTTTCCAAAGCATTACACTAGAATTATAATTACTTAATGGACCTACAAAGTCTGATTGCCATGGGAAATCATGTATGCTTATTTGTTTATTGCCTTTATCTTTCCACCATGTATATACAATTACAGGGTTATCTTGACAATAATTAAACAAATGATCTATATTCTTTTGTATTCTTATATCTAAATCTAGATATAATATTGTGCCCATGTCTTTTAATTGGAATAATTTTATTTTTTCCATGTTGCCATTTGGCTCATGTTCCATATAAATAATCCCGATATCAGGATGTAATCCTTTAGGATCATCCGTAACGCAGACATAATTATACTTGCCTTCGGTATGTTCATATATCGAATTTACATGATTTGCACTATATTTCGTGCCATATTTTAATGTCAAAAGAGTTTTCATTGTAATTACTTTTATTTATAAATAAGTAGAACAACTAATATTAAGAGAATTTTGAATGGCCACCGTACAAAACATAGTAATAGATCAAGGAACCACCTTTAGCTTAGACATTAATTTAACTAATGATGATGGTTCTGCAAAAGATCTTACTAACTACACGGTAGCTTCTCAAATGAGAAAATCTTATGAAGCATCAACAGCAACAGATTTTACAACTGTTAAAGTAGATGCCTCAGGAAAAGTAACAATTTCTTTGACGGCTACACAAACATCTGCTGTTAAAGCAGGTCGTTATGTATATGATGTTGAAATTACAGGAACATCTCCTGTAGAAACATTAAGAGTCTTAGAAGGACTAGTTACGGTAACTCCAGAAGTTACCAAAGCTTAGGAGGAAGAATGGGAGTAAATGTAAACACAAGCAGCACACCAGCAAAGGTCACAGTATCTACTGGCGCGTCCCGTGTAGTAACCACAACAACCAGTCAATCTCAAGTAGCTACTTCAAATACAGTTGATAATCTATCAGGTATAGATACATCAGGAGTACAGAACGGTTACACACTAGTATATGATGCCAGTACAGGTAATTGGGAAGCAACAGCTCCCTCGTCTCAGGACATTACCTCTATTGATGGTGGAACATTTTAATATTATAAAGATCTTTATATTATAGAATACATAAAACATTTTAACTAGGAGAAAAAAGAAATGGCAACAACTATTCAAATTAAAAGAAGTACGGGCGTAGCAGCTCCAGCAGCTTCGGATTTAGTTGAAGGCGAATTAGCTTATGCTGAGGATAGAACAAACTCAGGTGCAGGTGCAAAACTTTATATCTCATCTATTGATTCTGGCGGTAACGAAGTTATCCAGGAACTAGGTGGAAAGTATTACACAGACCTGATTGACAATGCTACAGATGCTAACACAGCTTCCACAATCGTTAAAAGAGACGGTTCAGGAAACTTTAGTGCTGGCGTAGTAACATTTGGTTCATTATCAGATGGCTCAATTACGGCTACAGCGTTCGTTGACGAAGATAACATGGCATCAGATAGTGCCTCACTTATCCCAACTCAACAATCAGTTAAAGCTTATGTTGACGCACAAGTAGGCGCTGGTGATTTAGACGCAGCTGGTGATTCTGGAACAATAGATATAGATCTAGATTCAGAAACATTTACAGTAGCAGGTGGCACAGGTATAACAACTGCAGCATCTGGTACAACAATTACAGCTACACTAGATAACACAGCGGTTACAGCAGGCTCATACGGTTCAGGAGCAGCAATACCAGTATTGACAATCGATGCTCAAGGTCGTATTACAGCAGCTAGTACAGCTTCAACAAGTTCTACTCTAACAATTGGAGCCGATAGTGGTTCTGATGATACTGTTACAGTAGGAACTGATACATTAAACTTTGTTGGTACAGCCAACGAAATCGAAACAACAGTTTCAAACAATCAGATACAAGTTGGTTTACCTAACAATGTAACAATTGGCGGAAACGCTACAATTTCAGGTAACTTAACTGTATCAGGAACAACTACAACAGTTGATTCCACAACCCTAAGTGTTTCAGATCCACTTATCATCTTAGCTTCCGGCAACGGCGCTTCCGATGCAGTGGACATTGGTCTTTACGGACTATATGACACTTCAGGTTCACAAGATTTATATGGTGGACTATTCAGAGATGCAAACAACTCTGGTAAATGGAAACTATTTAAAGACTTACAAGAAGCACCGACAACTACTGTTAATGTTTCAGGTACAGGTTACACCGTGGCAACACTTGTAGCTCACTTGGAAGACGATGCAGTAGCAATTACAGGTGGTTCAATAACAGGTATTACTGATTTGCTAGTAGCAGACGGTGGTACAGGTGTTAGTACATTTACAAGTAATGGTATTGTTTATGGTAACGGAGCTGGAGCCCTACAGGCAACAGCAGCTGGTACTGATGGATATTTCCTATACAGTAATAGTGGTACACCAGATTGGACTAATGTTGTTGACGGCGGAACTTATTCCTAATAATAACTATTGATAGGCAACTGAAATGGAAAACGAAAAACTAGTAAATGAATATATTAACTCTTTGACGCTTAAAGTAAATGAGCTACAACAAGAGAACCTATTATTAAAGGCTCGGATAAATACAGAACGAGCAGATTTAGAAGAACAACAAATGGCACTAAAATTAGAGCTACAGCAGACAAAAGATAAACTTGCTAAACTTAGCGAGGCTCCAAAAGTTAAAGCGGAAAAGCCGGCAAAAGAAAAGCCGGCAATTCCAGCATTTACGCCTGGATCTTTTGAAGAAGAAAAACCTGTAGCAAAACCTAAAGGTCCTAAGCCTATGATTAAGGCTCCAAAACCTAAAGGTTATAATGCAGAAGTAGATGGGCCAAGAGATGTTATTCCTAATCCAGCGTTTGAAGATTTTAAAGAGAAAAAATATAACTAACAAGGAATAAACCAATGACAGCAGTAATTAAAATTAAGCGTAATGAAACAAGTGGTAATGCACCAACAACAGCGGACATTGCACAAGGAGAAGTTGCACTAAACACAGCCGATAAGGAAATGTATGTAAGAGATTCTACTGATGCTATAGTCAAATTTGCTAACTATGCAGAAAAAGACTTAGCTTTAGAATTTCCTACAGGAGACTATGGTAGTGTTGCAACAGATCTTTCAACAGATGCTTTTGGTCAGTTACTAGATGTTATTTACGACCTTCAAACTAACATTAAATACAGACTAGCTACAGAAGATCTTGGATCGGTAGCATAATGTATAGGAGAAAATAGATGGCAGTTACAGTACAATTTAGGCGAGGCACAGCAGCACAGAACAATGCGTTCACAGGTGCAGCAGGTGAAGTCTCGGTTAATACAACTAATAATTCTATAAGGGTCCATGATGGGAGTACAGCAGGCGGACACGAGCTTATGCTCGCTACGGCAGTAAACATTAGTGGGAACATTCCAATAGGGAATGTTTCTGGAACAATTAGTGCAGATTCGATGGAAGATGGATCTAGCATAGACGGCGGAACATATTAATTAGGAGATAAAAATGCCAACACAAGTACAATTAAGACGAGGGACTACAACACAGAATGAATCCTTCACTGGTGCGGTAGGTGAGTTATCCGTAGATACTACGCTAGATACAGTTAGAGTCCATGATGGTTCTACAGCAGGCGGTATTAGACTTGCAAAATACTCAGAAATACAAGCTGGGGATATAACAGGTGTAACAGCAGGCACAGGACTTTCAGGCGGAGGCACTAGCGGTGGAGTAACGGTAAACCTATCACACTTAGGGATAGAAAGTCTAAGTGACCCAAATGATGATCAAATAATATTTTGGGATGATTCAGCAGGAGCAACTGCATTTTTAGATATAGGTACAGGTTTATCTATATCCGGAACAACAATATCTGTAGGAACACTTAACCAGGATACTACAGGAAACGCAGCTACGGCAACAGCATTAGAAACAGCAAGAACAATAAATGGCGTATCATTTGATGGTTCAGCCAATGTTACAACGCTAACAGCAGGAACTGGTGTTTCAGTTTCAGGCACAGCAGTTTCAATAGGACAAGCAGTAGCAACATCAGATGATGTTACATTTGCAGATGTAGCAGCAACAGGTAATGTTACTATTACAGGTAACTTAGATGTAAATGGAACAACTACAACATTAGATTCAACCAACTCTACAATAACAGATAGATTGATTGAGCTAGGAAACGGAACATCAGGTTCACCAGCAAACGATATGGGTCTGGTCTTTGAAAGAGGATCTTCAGACAACGCGTTTATTGGTTGGGACGAAAGTGCAGATAAATTCCTAGTAGGTACTGGTTCATTTACAGGTGCAAGTACAGGTAATTTAACAGTTACCACAGGAACACTTGTAGCAAACCTAGAAGGTAATGTTACAGGTAATGTTACAGGTAATGCAGACACAGCTACAACAGCAGCAGCTCTAACAACAGCAAGGACTCTATCATTTACAGGAGATGTAACTGGTACAGGAGACTTTGATGGTTCAGGTAACTTAGCAACAGCATTAACTATTGCAGCCAATAGTGTTGCACTAGGAACTGATACAACAGGTAATTATATGGCGCAAGTAAGTGGTGGAGATGGTATTACCATTTCTCACTCACAGGGAGAGGGCTCAACAGCTACAATCACTGGTACAGCAATATATAACGCAGCTGGAACAAAACTTAATTAAGGGTAGAATATGGCTTTAGCGAGTAGACAAGATTTACAAGATTATAGTTTAAGAAGACTAGGACATCCTGTAATAGAAATTAATGTAGAAGACGGACAAGTGTCAGATAGAATTGACGATGCTTTACAGTTTTTTCAAGAGTATCATTTCGATGGTGTTGAAAGAGTGTTTGTCTCACATCAAATCGTCGGTTCAAAGCTAAAGCTAACTACTAATATCGCAGGTAATTTTACAAAAGGTGAGATAATTACAGGCGGAACATCAGGAGCTACTGCAAAGGTAGACTCAACAGATGGACAATATATCACAACAGAAGAATCAAAAGGAACATTCGTAGCGTCAGAAACTATAACAGGTGGCACCTCAGGATCAACAGCTACACTTAGCCCAACAGATTTTTATACCAAAGGGGACATAGAAAACGGTTATGTCCCCGTTGGTTCTGGTATATTAGGCGTAACTAGAATGTTTAATTTTGGTGGCGCAGCAACAAACAATACAAGAGATGGACAACTGTTTGATTTAATGTATCAATTTAGAATGAATGATTTATATAATTTAATGGGAGCAGACATGGTTTATTACACAATAGTCCAGAGTCACTTAACAACATTAGAAAAACTTCTCACTAGTGAGAGGCAGATTCGTTTCAATCGTAAAACAGATAGACTATATGTAGATACAGATTGGGATAAAACATTCAATGTAGGAGATTACATAGTAGCAGAAGCTTACGCTATCATAGATCCGGCAACATATACAGAAGTTTATGATGATATGTTTCTTAAAAAATATACGACAGCACTAATTAAAAGGCAATGGGGAGAAAACCTTAAAAAATTCGCAGGAATACAAATGCCAGGTGGGGTTACATTAAACGGAGACCAAATCTATCAAGAAGCTGTACAAGAGATACAGGCAATTGAACAAGAGATGTCATTGAAATATGAATTGCCACCGTCATTTATGATAGGATAATACATGGCTACTAATCACTTCTTTCAAGGCGGTAACAGTATAGGAGCTACAGGCGAACAGCGCTTAGTAGAAGACCTTGTTATTGAAAGTTTGAAAGTATATGGGCATGACATATATTACATGCCTAGGACACTAGTAAACAAAGATACAATTTTTGATGAAGATGAATTGTCAAGATTTACACAAGCATATCCATTAGAAATGTATTTAGATAATGTTAATGGCTATGAAGGACAAGGAGATATATTTACCAGGTTTGGATTAGAAGTTAGAGATCAAGCAACATTCGTAATGGCAAAAAGAAGGTGGGACGATTTAGTATTAACAAGTGGAGGCACATTTACACAAACAGCAAG